TGCAGCTTCAATCTTGTCTAATGCAGTGAGCGCACTTTCTGTTATTTCTTGTGCATCTTCAGGTAGTGGTTCCGTAATCTCGGTAGTCCCACTAGATGTTAGCTCAAACAATTCTTCTAATTTACGAGTCATTCTATATTTAGTCTACACTTATCTCCGTGCCACCTATTATGATTACCTGCATTAGTGGTCAATCCGCAGTGTTTGCATTGCATCTGTTTTTTCAAATTTGATACCATTGAGTCGATAGAAGAAGGGTTCTGTTTTAAGAACTCTTTTCGCCTCTCACTTTGTTGTTTTCGACTGGTCTCATCAGCCCAATATGCTGTGATGGACTCACTTAGCTTTTCGGATGTAGTTTCTTTTACTGTGCGATCTCTGTGTTTCCAAGCTTCTTTCATGTTTTCTTTAGCTTTTGCGGTTTTAGGAATTCCTTTAAGCCGAGCTGAATGCGCTATCTTTTCTTCTTCAGACCATTCTCGTTTCGGCAATGGCTTTCTATCCTTGATCACTTTGCAAAATTCTTTTCTAGCAAACTCATATTGTCTAGCGGTCATGCGTTTTCTTTTTGATGATGTATTAGCTCTGGACATTGTCCACAATCCATGAACCATTTTCTTACGGGCCATACCTTCAGTCATTTTAACCAATAACATATGGCATATGATATGTTCTCTGTATGTCAAAAACACCTTGTTGTCAGTAGATTCTGGATTGCCGTCTAACCAACCAACAGGTCCTTTACGACTTCGGTTAATATAAAATGATTCTGGGACAATGTGATGGTTTTCTGCGTCTTCTGAAACAGTTATCCTGCTCTTAGCCGCAGATATTATGCTGTAATACCATTTGGTATATTTATTTTCGATAAATACCATTGCTGATTGCTCCTATAAAGCGTTAGAGTGAGTGGGGATTGGCGTCCCGCGACTCACACTTATTTATCTTTTCTTAGGCGGTTTTCCACCGTGAAATATTTGATCTTCATTTATTACCCTAAATGACATTCCGTTAGCCTTACAATAGGCGGAACAAGCCGCCCATTTTGCATGATTGACTGCTATGACTGCTCTATCTCTGGCGCTGGTTTTGTTTTCTATTAATGTTTCTTTTTTTGGTTTGATCTCTACAACTTCTGCTACTACTTCACCGTGCTTATTTCGATAAACAACGAAGAAGTCAGGAATATACTGTGAGGGTTTGCCTGTTAAGGGATTTCTGTACGGTACAGCTATAGACTCACTGGCCCAATGTAAAATACTGTCATGATTATCTAAAAACATCATCATTGACCTTTCCCAACCCGAACGATATCTGGGCTTGTGTTTTCCGACATATTTTTGTGGATTTTTAGGGACGAAGATTCCCTGCGCCCAGTTACCCATTTTACGGTACTACATTACGCTGAACAGCTTCATTGGGTCTAGGTATGTTACCGGCACCGTACAATGATGTTTTAGACTTGAAGGTGTTCAAGTAATAACAAAGTACAGAATTCATTTGAAGATTATTAGGAGCCCCTTTGATCAGCTCTAACAAATCTAAAACATTGTAATTACCTGATTGCGCGATTCTAAACAGAACAGTGGTCATGTTGGCAGCAATCTGTGCATTGCTGGATGTACCTTTGAAATACGAATACACCACATCATATTGCGCTGAATTTACAACAAACTTGCTATTATAAAAGTTATCGTAAATTCGAATAGTTTGATCTATTTGATCGATTGTTGAAATAGTTACCATAACTATATTTATGCTCCGGAGTTTTGTGTTCCGGCAGTAGGGGTTGCTGCAATATAATCAGGTGATGTAGCTGCACCAATTGGCGGGGAAGCTGCCAATCCAGCTGGGCCAGGGGTTGCCTTTGCTGTCGGGAAGTTAAACAATGTATTTCTAGTGTTAGGTGTGTTCTGTAATGAGTTAATCAACATCGTATTCAACTCTGTTTTTGCGACTGCACCAATATTAGTACTCTTGAATGTGTTATACGCTGTACCGGCAGCTTGAATTCCTTGTAATGCACCCAATAGAGTGCCGGAACCAAATCCAGTCAATGCTCCACCTACCGCATCTACTAAGCCGCCTTGCCCCAATATCGTGGCATTTGAACCTGGCTTTGCGATAGGACTTAATCGTGTATCATAATTGGCTTCGTTGCCAAATCCAGTTACGATGTTTGCCGGTGATCTACCATCCATCATTCCTGCATCATATACTACTGTTTCGTAGTCAATAGTCATTCTATTTGCCATAGTGCCACCACCTTCTGCATAATTGTAAGTATCATGTGAGAAGCTAGTGATTACTGGGTTGATTAAAGTATATGCAGTGAATCGATGCTTGTCGAAACCAAACACTGTAATATTCTTAAAGAAAGGGACTCTTTTGCCTTCCGCTGAAGACGAGCCGCCCACAAAACCCCAATCATCTTGGCCTGTGATAGAAGGATTATATTGCGTCCTGTCATTATACCCAGCGGCCGCAACACCTACCCCGGGTGTCCCACCTCTGTTTCCAGATAGAACAGCACCCGGCTTATTACCATCATTGTAGTAATAGGTATAGTACGATTGCCATAGACGATTTACTTGATTACCGGCATCATCATGAAATGAAATTTCGATTGGTTCATACTTAATCTTAGTCTGAACGATTCTTTTTCTATTATACTGATTAAGCTGGACGGTTTGCGGTGTAAATGTAGGCAATTTGATTTCTTTGACTAGTAAGCCAAAGTTTGCAGTACCGACATAAGCAGCAGGGTTGATGTCAAAATAGGTATGAAAAAGAAACTTAAGTTTCGGGGCATTTTCATACGTGTTGGTTCTGAACGTCTTAGAGGCATGGGTGTAGTCTCTAAGATATTCGCTGCCGAAGAAGGCTCCGGCAGCGTCTCTTAACAAGTCCTGTACAAAACCGGTCATATTATATTATGATCGATTTTAATTAGAGCCAATACCAGTTACAGAACCAGTCTGTGCAGATGCTACACGACCAATTGCGGCGCCAACGCCTGAACCAAGTGGAGCCTGGATTGCGTTGTCATAACGAAGTGATAACTGAATAGTTACTGGTTCGTTTGTACCGTAGTTTAAGTTGTTGTAGTTAGCTGTCTGGATGAAGCATCCATATAGTTCCCATGTTTCAAGAACAATAGGTGCGCTAGTTCCGTTACCACCGTCTAGAATTTCGATGTTAGTCTGGAACTTATAATCCTGACCTGTAGCAGCAGAAGCTTGCTCAACGAAGTCCATTTGTTTCTGAACTTGCTGACCTACTGCCTTTGAAACGCTACCTGAAGCATCGTCACGAATGTTGATCGTGATTGGTTGCCACTGATGCTTGCCCGATAGATAAAGCGTTGAGTTGTAAACTGGAAGTGTGATTTCCTGAAACTGCACGTTAGGACGTGAGCAGTCTACTACTTGCTTTGTCAAACTTAGACCAGCCGTTGATCCAACACCAAAGTTCAAAAAGTTGACTCTGAATCTGAACTGTAGTTTAGGCATCAACAAGCCCTGATTGCCACCAGCGTTATCAGATGCAACTGTCATGTTGAAAAGACTTTGGCTAGCTGTCGCCATAATTATTCTCCTTGTGGCCTGAGGCCGTATTTAAAATTTTAGTTTGGCAATTTTCAAAATGCCATCTTGACATATTATTTATGCCACCTGTTTTTCCGCAATGCGGACATTGTGTCATTGGTCTAGGACGTCCGAGTAATGCTAATGTATGTTTTGGTCTCTTTTTTCCAGTCAATGTAATGCTCTGTTTTACACAAGATTCACGTGACCGAGTAGTATTCAGTTTTATAGCACTGAGCTTATTGCAGTGTTCAATTGTTAAAGGTCTTCCTCGCAATTGCTGCACTCGTTTTTCAACATGCTCGGCTTTTTGCTTCTTGCCTAGCTGTCTCACACTTTTCGCTAAATTGCATTCTATTGAATGAGCCTTAAGCTTTTTACCAAGTTTTCTCTTGCTTTGTAAAAGTGAAAATTCAACTGATCTTTTTGTGCCAGCAGCGCCGTCGCCACCGTCTGTCTTATTATGAAGTATTCCGGTACCTTTATCTTTACGTCCGTACCATCGAATTAATCGTCGCTCAATTGCAAGGGCACCTACATCTGATAGTTTATTTTCAACAATAATTATTCTAGAATGATTTTTTGGAGGTTGGATTTCTCGTTTACCTTTATTGAAAGCGCGAGATCCTGAACCTTTTCCTATGTAGTAAGGTGAACCATCAACTCGTAGGTACGCATAGACATAGAAGTTATATTTTTCTGTCACACTACCCATGTATTCGTATTCTCCTGTTAAATATATTTATCTTTAAATCATGTGAGTCCCCTTTCGAGGACTCACACATTTCTCTCTTACTTGTTACCTAACTCACCAGTGTTTAGAATACGAACTGGGATGTAGATAAACTCTACTGCCTTGACAGGCTCGAATGCAACATCTACCCAAAGCTCATTTCTATCGATTCTTGCTGGAGTGTTGTTTGACAAATCGCAGACTACCAAGTAGTCGTATACACCGCGCTTTGCTACCAAGTCAACAAACAGTGTCTGGATTACGCCAGCAATCTGCTGTCTTGTTAGTGCATCGTTTGGTTCGAATACAAAAGGACGTGCTGCAATTGTCAATTGACGGCGAACATAAGCAACTAGTCTTGCAACATTCACTCTGTCTAGTGCAGAAGATGAGTTGTAACTTGACTTGTTTCCGTAGTTCAATAGACCGTTTCCAGTGAAGAACACCAATGGATTGATCTGATTGCTATACAATACATCACGAATTCCGATTCTAGTCTTGATGACTTGGAACTCACCAGTCACAGGATCAATGTAACCAATGCTTGCAGCGTTATCAATGATGCCGCGACGAGTACCAGCTGGTGCAAACCACGGATAAGAAACATTGTCACTGCGAAGAATTGTACGAATCATCATGTGTGATGGAGGTACAGCAACAAGATTACCACTCAAGTCTGACGTAATACCCGATGGATAGAACAGACCCATGTAAGTGTCTCTTGATACAAGACCATCTTCACCAGTTGATGTTGCGCCTGCGGCATTAGTTGCCCAGGCCTGAATTGCAGTTGCATCGTCCGGTAGTCTCATTGGTGTGTCACCGATGATGAAGCCCGTCTGCCCTCTATCATTATTGAGTACAATCATGTTAGGTTGTAGCTCAGGATAGTTGGGAGCAGCAATCAAGTTGAATGCATTGTCTTCGTCACGAATTGCAGTGTTAGTGTCAATTACGGCGCGCATTGCTTGAACAACCATTGCTCTTTGTGCTTTACGACCCATGTAAGGACTACCGTTTGACTGCAATCCTGAAACAGTTAACCATGTGTCCTTCTGATTTGGAAGGGCCTCATCTGGGAAACGAGTAGCATTGAAGTAGTTTGAACGATACTGCTTAACATTATAACCTGAACGGCGAGTGTTGAATAACAACATGCCAACTGGGTATAGTGTATGATCTGGAGCATCTAGATCTAGGTATGAGCTAGACAATAATGACTTGATTGTTGGGATCGGATCATTGACTGGGCTGACATACTGAGTAGTTGCCCAACGAGCGTCTGCAAAGAGAACGCCAGTTGAACTAGTCTGATCAGTATTGTCTAATCTTACCCATGAGTTTTCACCGTTTACCAATTCATAACGATGGATTAGTGGATAATTTTCAAGATCAGCAGTGTCAATCCAAATATCACCGTATGAAAGTGCAGTACCATCTGATTGCAGACTTGGCTGGCTTGCACTTACAATTGGTCCGTTAGGATCAGTTGTATTAACACCTGATGGGAGTGGGAAGCCGGAGTTGCTATATGCAACCTCTCTGTATCCACTCCAACCACTTGAAGTGTTCACCATGATGTCTACTTCATCGACCACTGAATAGAACCAATTGGTCATATCATCAGGTGATGCAGTAGGAGCACCTTCGTTTGCAGTCATATCGAATGAGACCCAATTTGAAAGCTGAGTCGTGTATGATGCTGCACCGGTTCCTGAAACAAAAGAAATAGCAGTTACAATACCAGTTCCCTCAACAATTCCTTCAACTCTTACTACAAGATCATTTGCAGGGGAAGTACCACCGAGGTCAGCACCGGAGAACGTCACTTTTTCGCCGACAACGTAGCCTG